TACCGCGTGCTGATCGCCGAGGACATGCCGGACATGGCGTCGGGCTCCATGTCGGTCGCGTTCGGTGATTTCGGCGCGGGCTATACCGTCGCCGAGCGTCCGGACCTGCGCGTGCTGCGCGACCCGTTCAGCGCCAAGCCGCACGTCCTTTTCTACGCGACCAAGCGCGTCGGCGGCGATGTCAGTGACTACGCGGCGATCAAGCTGCTGAAATTCGCGACCTCCTAAAGAGGCGCGGATCGGACGGGGGATCTGCCCCCGTCCGGGGCGCGCGCCGCCGAACACTTGATGCGTTGTCCAGCTGCTCCCCTCCGTCCGAGCAACGCTGGTGGCGCGCGCCTGAATCACCGGAGGGATCCGGCACTATCGGAGTTATTCCATGATGTTGATTGAAGAAACCGCCGTGCCCGAGGCAGCGCTGCCCGTCGACCAGTTCAAGGCGCATCTGCGGCTGGGAACAGGGTTTGCCGATGACGACGTGCAGGATGCGGTTTTGCAGAGTTTTCTGCGGGCAGCCATCGCATCGATCGAAGCCCGCACGGGCAAGGTGCTGATCGAGCGCATTTTTTCCTGGGAGTTGATTGCGTGGCGTACGGGCTATGGACAGGCCCTGCCGGTGGCGCCGGTGAAGGCCATAGAAGAGGTCGTGCTGCGCCATATGTCGGGCAGCGACGAGGTGGCCAATCCAGCGCACTACCGTCTGGAGAAGGACACGCATCGGCCCCGTCTTGTACCGCTGGGCACTGTTTTGCCCCCGGTCCCGTCTGGTGGAGCTGTCGTCGTGCGGTTTCGGGCCGGGTTTGGCGCGGTCTGGGGCGATCTGCCTGCGGATCTGGGTCAGGCGGTGCTGCTGCTGGCGGCGCATTTCTATGAGTATCGCGCCGATACAGCATTGGGCGGCGGCTGCATGCCGTTTGGCGTGACGAGCCTGATCGAGCGGTACCGCACGGTACGCCTGCTGGGCGGAGGGGCGGCGTGATGGCGGAAATCAAACTGAACCGTCGCCTCGTTCTGGAGGCACCCGCACGCACGCCGGACGGTGCCGGCGGCTACGCCGAAACCTGGCGGCAAGTCGGCGAGATCTGGGCCGATATCGCGGCGCGCACCGGGCGCGAAACAGTGGACGGCACGGCGCAATTGTCGAGCACAGGGTACAAGATCACGGTCAGAGCGGCGCCCCATGGTGCGCCCTCGCGCCCAAAGCCCGAGCAGCGGCTGCGCAGTGGCAGTCGCGTGTTTCACATCACTGCGGTGACGGAGCGGGACGCCTTGGGCCGCTACCTGACCTGCTATGCGATCGAGGAGGTGGCGGTATGAGCTATGGTGGATCGGCGGCGCTACAGGCGGCGGTTTATGGACAGCTGATCGGGGATGCCGAGTTGTCCGCATTGGTCAGCGGGGCGATCTATGACGCGCCCCCGGCGGGCGCATTGCCGCCACTTTACGTCACGCTCGGCCCCGAGGACGTGCGCGACCGGTCGGACGGCACGTCGGGCGGCGCGTGGCATCGCTTTACCGTGTCCGTGCTCAGCGAGGCCGCCGGATTTACGGCTGCCAAGGCGGTGGCGGCGGCGGTGGGCGATGCCCTGACAGACGCCGAGTTGAGCCTCGACCGGGGACATCTGGCGGGGCTGCATTTCTACAGGGCGCGGGCGCGGCGCGATGGTGCGCTGCGGCGGATCGACCTGACCTTTCGCGCCCGCGTTGCGGACGCGGTCTAACACCCTCAAACGGAGATTACCAAAATGGCAGTTCAGAACGGCAAAGACCTTTTGATCAAGGTCGACCTGACCGGCGACGGCAACTTTGACTCGGTCGCGGGGCTGCGCGCAACGCGCATCAGTTTCAACGCCGAGAGCGTCGATGTGACCAGTCTGGAGAGCGCGGGCGGGTGGCGCGAGTTGCTGGCCGGTGCGGGCGTCAAATCGGCGGCAATCAGTGGATCGGGTATTTTTCGCGACGCCGATTCTGACGAGCGGACGCGGCAGATCTTCTTCGACGGCGAAACGCCAGATTTCCAGGTGGTGATCCCGGATTTTGGCATTATCGAAGGGCCGTTTCAGGTGACTTCGATCGAATACGCCGGGACACATGACGGCGAGGCGACGTATGAGCTGTCGCTCGCCTCGGCAGGCCGCATGATCTTTACGGCGATCTGAGATGGCAAACCCATGGACAGGTGAGGTGGCACTGATCATCGACAACGAGCGGCGCGTGCTGAAGCTGACTTTGGGTGCTTTGGCCGAACTGGAGGCGGAGCTATCCGCCGGGTCGCTCGTCGATCTGGTCGAGCGGTTCGAAGCGGGTGCGTTTTCGACCCGCGATGTGCTGGCCCTGATCGTCGCGGGCCTGCGCGGCGGTGGTTGGCAGGGCGGCACGCGCGACCTGGTGGCTGCGGATATAGCGGGCGGGCCGTTGGCGGCGGCCCGCGTTGCGGCAGAGCTGCTGGCGCGGGCGTTTACCCTGCCCGAGGATCGATGAGCAGCTTTGACTGGCCGGGGCTGATGCAAGCCGGGCTGCGCGGCCTTGGCCTGAAACCCGCCGAATTCTGGGCACTGACCCCGGCCGAACTGCGCGTGATGCTGGGCGATGCGCGGGGGACCGCGCCACTGGGACGCGGCGCACTGGATGTTCTGATGCAGGCCTATCCCGATACGCGAGGAGCGAATGAAGATGGATGAGACAGAAGATTTCGGCGCGCTGGACGCGCAGATCGAAGCGCTGGACGGCTCGCTGGGGGCAGCGACAGATATGGCCGCTGCTTTCAACGCCGAGTTAGCGCGCGTGCGCGGAACGTTCGAGCGAACCGGGCAGGATGTGGCGACGCTGGACCGCGGAATCAGCCGGGGTCTGAGCCGCGCGATCAAAGGTGCGGTCGTGGATGGCGACAGCCTTTCTTCGTCGCTGCGTACGCTGGCCACGTCGATGATCAACACGGCGTTCAACGCGGCGGTCAAGCCCGTGAGCGATCAAGTGGGCGGCCTGCTGGCGGGCGGAGTTGGCAACCTTCTGGGCGGGCTGATGCCGTTCGAGAAAGGCGGTAGCTTTGCCCAAGGAAGGGTACAGCCCTTCGCGGCAGGCGGCATCGTCAGCGGGCCGGTCACCTTCCCGATGCGTGGTGGTACCGGACTGATGGGCGAGGCCGGCCCCGAAGCGATCATGCCGCTGGCACGCGGTGCGGACGGCAAACTGGGCGTGCGCAGTGGCGGCGGTGGGGGCGCAGTGAATGTGGTGATGAACATCACAACGCCAGACTCCGAGGGATTTCGCCGCAGCCAAGGTCAGATCGCAGCTCAGCTGAGCCGGGCCATCGGGCGCGGTCAGCGCAATCGGTAAGGGAGCAAGATGATGGGTTTTCATGAGGTAAGATTTCCTGCCAACCTGAGCTTTGGCTCGGTCGGCGGGCCCGAGCGCCTGACGGATGTCGTGACGTTGGCCAACGGATTCGAGGAGCGCAACACACCCTGGCAGCATTCCCGCCGCCGCTATGATGCTGGCATCGCCATGCGGGGTCTGGATGACATCGAGACGCTGATCGCATTTTTCGAAGCTCGGCGCGGGCAGATACACGGATTTCGCTGGAAAGACTGGGCCGACTATAAGTCGGGCGGCGCGCTGTTGGAGCCAGGCTATGACGATCAGGTGATCGCGCTTGGTGACGACGTGACGCCCATCTTCCAGCTGATGAAAACCTATCGGTCGGGCGGGCATGAGTATGCGCGCCCGGTAACCAAGCCTGTTCGTGGATCGGTACGGATCGGACTGGGCGGAGACGAGCAGCAGGAAGCCGTTCATTACACGGTCGATTACACGACCGGGATCGTCACGTTCCTGCACCCGCCCAACGCCGGCGACGCCGTGACCGCCGGGTTTGAATTCGACGTTCCGGTGCGGTTCGACACCGACCGGATCCTGGTGAGCGTTGCCAGCTTTCAGGCTGGGGACGCCCCGAACGTGCCGGTGGTGGAGATACGCATATGAGTAGTATGAACGCGGGGCTGGACGACCATCTGAGGACCGGGATCACCAGCACGTGCCGCGCCTGGGCGCTGACGCGCAAGGACGGGACCGTGCTGGGGTTCACAGATCATGACGGGCCGCTCAGTTTTGACGGGCTGACATTTCGGGCCGATACGGGCCTGAGCGCGCTGGCGATCCAGCAGACGACCGGACTTTCGGTGGACAATACCGAGGCGCTGGGAGCGCTGAGCGATGCGTCGATCCGTGAGGACGACATTGAGGCAGGCCGCTATGATGGCGCCGAGATCAAGGCGTGGCTGGTCAATTGGCAGGACGTGAGCCAGAGGCATTTGCAGTTCCGCGGCACGATCGGGGAGCTGCGCCGCACGGGCGGAGCCTTCGAAGCAGAGTTGCGCGGATTGACCGAGGCGCTGAACCGGCCATTGGGGCGGGTCTATCAAAAGCCATGCCCGGCTGTTCTGGGCGATCGTAACTGCGCGTTCGATCTGGCGACGGACGGATATGCCGCCGAGCGCGCCGCGCGCGAGATATCGGAGCGACGCGTTTTCATGTTCGAGCCGTTCGGTGGATTCGATGCCGGGTGGTTTCAGCATGGACGCCTGATCGTTCTGGATGGCGCGGCGACGGGGCTGCATGGGCTGATCAAGCGCGACGTTCCCGGCGATGGACAGCGCGTGATCGAGCTGTGGCATCCGATACGTGCGGATGTGCGCGGCGGCGATATGCTGCGTCTTGAAGCCGGGTGTGACAAGCGGGCCGTAACGTGCCGTCTAAAATTCCAGAACTTTTATAATTTTCAGGGATTCCCCGACATTCCGGGCGACGATTGGTCGATCAGCGATCCGTCGCGGTCCAGTCGTCTGGATGGGGGGAGCCGGAGATGACCCACGTGTCGCAAGACGCAATCGTCGCGGCAGCGCGCAGCTGGATCGGCACACCGTACCTGCATCAGGCATCCTGCAAGGGGGGCGGCACCGACTGCCTGGGGCTGTTGCGCGGGGTTTGGCGGGAAGTGATGGGGCGCGAGCCGGAGGCGCCGCCTGCCTACTCGATGGACTGGTCCGAACCTGCCCGCATCGAGGCGCTTTGGCTGGCGGCGCAGCGACATTTGGTGGCGAAGTCACTGAACGACGAGGCAGCCGGCGACGTCGTTCTCTTTCGCATGCGTGACGGCGCCGTGGCCAAGCATCTGGGCATTGCCGGGCGTGCCGGCAAGGATGCCTCATTCATTCACGCTTATTCAGGTCATGCCGTGGTCGAAAGCCCCCTGAGCCTGCCTTGGCGGCGCCGCATCGTGGCGCGTTTTGTATTTCCGGAGGAACATGTCTGATGGCAACTATTCTATTATCAGCCGCAGGTGCCGCAATCGGCGGGTCGATGGGCGGCACCGTCCTGGGTCTGTCGATGGCGGCTGTCGGACGGTTCGCCGGCGGCGTCATCGGACGCTCGATCGATCAGCGTCTGCTGGGCCAAGGCTCGGACATCGTCGA